TTTGTTCCTTTTGCTAATAATGGGATTTCTGGAATGTCCGGGCCAAAACTTTTACCTCCAACTCCTGGTACCCAGTCGGGTATAGAGACATCAATCTTTCCAATGCCTGCAAGGGCTGTATTAATCAGACCTATAGTGTTATTGATTGGCAGCTTAACTAAATCTCCTATTAAAGAAAATGAACCTCCGACTGCTTGAACAACTCCATCCCATGCTTTTGACCAGTTGCCAGTAAAAACACCGCTTACAAAGTTGACTAAACCATTGAAAGTTTCTTTTCCAGATTCATATATATCAGTAATTCCACCTATAAAAGCTTCAACTACAGGTAAGTTTTTAATAAGATTATAGAAAGCTCTTAATTTGGGCAATATTTTATCCCAGTTTTTATATACTAGATATCCAGCAGTAGCCAGAGCTCCTATAGCAATTGCCACAACTGCAGCTGGATTAGCTGACATTGCAAGGTTAAGTGCAACCTGAGCTTTGCTTGCGGCTAACGTAGAATATCTTGCAGCATTCATTGTTGTTTGGAAAGTACTATAAGCTTTAGAAATTGCTTGAACAATCATTCCTGCTTTTTGAGCAGCTGTTAAAGCAATTTGAGTGGTTTTATATGCAACCATTGCAGAAGTTATTCCAACGACAATTGGCTCTATTGCAGTCCAATTATTTTTTATAAAATTATATGTTGCTCGAACAGGCTCCATAGCTGCTTTTGCTTGAGCGCCCATTTCTTTATAATTTGCAAGAATAAATTCCAAGCCTTGGTTAATGTAAGGTAAAACTTTATTACCAAAATTAATTTTTAAAACATTAATTAATTGGCCAAAGCGTTCTCTTAAGGCTTTAGAAGTTTTAACTTTATCTTTAAAAGCTTCATTACTTGCTCCAACTGCTTGATACATAGCTTCTGTTTTAGTTGTAAAGTTTTCAGACTGAGCTCCAGTTAAAGCAATAACTGCATTTAACGCTTCAACTCGACCAAACATTTTACTTAGTTGTTCTGTAGATCCTCCAGTCGCTTTCTTCAAAAGATTTAGCGTTCCCTGAAAACCTTTTGCTTTTATCATAGCTGCACCAGATTCGTATCCTAAGCCGTTTATAACTTCTTTCATAGCAGAAGTTGGTTTAGTTAGAGCAGTAAAAACACCTCTTAACTGAGTACTTACTTTTGCAGTATCACCAGTGACACCAGTCAGAGTGGCCATCGCCCCGAAAACAGACTCCATATTGGCTCCCATCGCACCGGCAAGAGGTACTACATCACCCATATTCTGTGCTAATTCAGGGAAACTTGTTTGTCCTAATTTAACAGTCTGGAAACCTAGATCAGAGACTTTTTGAGCAGTTTCTGCACTTACGTCGCCATAACCTTTCATTGTAGCTGATAGAAATTTAACTACGTTTTGAACATCAGCATTACCACCGCGGGCATTTTCTGCAGCCTTTTGAAAAATATCATAAGTATCAGCACTTTCTCCTAATGCTGATATAGTCTCATACAACCCTCTGTTTAATTGTTCTGTAGAAATACCGGTTGCAATTGCTGTTTGTTTAACCTGTTCACTATAATTACCCAACTTTTCTTTTACGTTACCGTCCAGGAGAGTACCAACATCAGCCATTTGATCTTCAAATTCCATTGCTGCTTGAGTAGAACTTTTTAAAGCGGTGACTATTGTTCTGGCGCTAAAATATATTCCAGCAGCACCCAAAGCTCTCTTCATGGTTCTGCCTAATTTTGAATAAGCGCTTTCTGTATAACCTGCACTTTTTCTGATATTTTTCATATTTTTTTGGACTTTAGAAAAAGATTTATGCATACTAGATTGAACTTTTGCGCCCAAAAGAAAATGAGTTTGATAAGTAGTTCTACTTGCCATTTTTAGTCACCGCCTTTATATCATCAGCTATATTGAAAAGTTCATCTATTTCTAAGTAATAATAAAAATCAACACTGGTTGATGTTCTCAAACCTAAACTGACAGAAATTTTTCTTAACTTTTTTCCATCAGTAGCTTTTATTCCTCTCCGTAGAAAAAATTCATTACCGCAGTCTTTACTTTGATAATATTTTTAGCACCTAATTGATCAAAGAATTCCAGCGGTAAATCTGTAACTCGGTTAGATACCAATCTTGCATAAGCTACACTAGCTTCCGGCTGAGAAGAAAAGTTGCCATCTAAATTAAATTGCTTTTCTAATTCGATTAGATCACTGGTTTTTAAACTTTCTAAACCAGTTAGATCAATTTTTTCTACAGTCTTATCTTCAAATTTAATTGGCTTACTTAATTCAATGATCAACGGATTATCTTTTTTCACTTCTTTAGACATTTAATTTACCTCCTATATAATTTATATCTGATCTCTTACTTCCTTTAGAATATCCTGGCCATCAACAACATAAATAAAGTTTAATTTGTCATACTCTAAAACTTCTTCTCCGTCAATAACTATTTTGATATAGAGTATTTCAAGGGTATTAGCTGTTTCAGATGGCTGGCCAACCCCCATAGTTCCTAAATTAAGGTTTTTAGGGACTACTTTCATGGTTATTTTTACCGGCTGATATTCAATAGTTCCGGCAGAAGAATCATTGATTTGCTGAGACCCGCGCAAGATTATGGTTTTTGCAGTAGGAGTCATCAGTTTTGTTGAACGCCCGTTAACAGTTCTATACGGGATTTCTATTTCCATGCTGCTAAAATGTCCAGGTGTTGGACTTTCATATTCCCCTGCTATTCCAGCTCCGGAAATTGTTTCTGACATTGCTTCAAAATTCGGTAATGTCACTTCACCTGTGATACCAATCATTTTTTCGCCTTCATCATAAAGATTGAAGTTAACTACTTTTTCTGGAATAGGATTTACTGACATAATTATTCACCTCCAAGAGCTGCTTGCAGAGCATAAGGATCAAATTCTAAGATGTTGGTAATAGATCTAGCTGGTGGATAAGGTGTCAAATACTGATGGAATACTATTTTCCCGTCGATAATATCAGTCAATGGATTTTCATCCTGGTTAAACTCAATTTTAGCCCCAGCGATTTGCTGTTTTGCTTTATAACCATTTGCCCTGATATTTTCACTATCCACAATATTTTCAACCAACCTTAGGTTAGTTGGATCATCAACCTTTTGGAAATATGTGCGGATAAATGTGTTTCCCCACCAGTCAAACATTCTTCTAACTGATATAAATGCATCTTTAGGATCAGTAGTTGATGGATAAGCACCAGTTCTGTTACCCCAGGCTTTCCAGCCATCCATATTAATAGCAGTTATAATACCATTACTATTTAGTAAATTGGCTTGCACCTGGTCCAGATATACTTCTTCTCCACTTTCTAAAACAGTAGCTGTGATTTTAGCCTGCTTATTTGATGGAGAAACAAAAGGAACACCTTCGTTTTGGTTATCAATAAAAGCCATCAGCGGAGCAATGAGAGCGCTAAAATAATATGTTTTATCTCCTACCATAGCTTTTGGCCAGGCAACAATATTATTTTTATCAGTGTAGCTGTTATCATTTTTCCAGCCGGCTGCATCGCTATAAGCTGCAGCTCCATCAACATCATTTGTATCAATATCAAGGGCCGCCTGACAACTAAATGAACCGTTAATTTCTTTTGTTTTCGAAGTCATTGCAATGCCTACTGATGGCATGTGACTCCAACCAGGAGCCAGAATGGTACCAGGTATCACTGATAATTGAGGAAATACCTGTTCAACATTTTCTAACCCTTTATATTTACCAGTTGCAATATCGTAACCACCGATGACATCATCTTTAGTTACAGCAGATGGATCTAGTTTTGTGAAACCTAAAGTTAGAGATGTTTCTCCGTCGGTTTCTATCTGGCCACCTTCTACAACTTCTAATACAACAAATCCATCATCATTAAAAGATAATTTATAATCGTTATCTTTTACATAATCGGTTACCCCGTCTTCACTGCTTACTGAAAAGGTTTCATCTAACATTATTCCTTCTTCTTCAATTTCAATTTCGTTATTAACAATCGGATGCACTTCATCTGTTACAGCTATATTATGTTCTGTGGGATCTAGAACATTAATCAGTACAATTGGTGCAACATTAAAGACTCTAAAAGATGCATCAATAGACTGGCATATAGTGTAATTTTCAAAGTCATCAGAATAGCCAACTTTACTCACTGCTTCGGCGTAACTATAAGCAATAAGCGGTTTATTAACAGCAGCCTGTGGATCTTCAACTAAGTTTACTGGTGCTGTACCTATAATAACCTGTATAGCACTGTCAACCTGCACAGGTGGTGTTAATGAAGTTGCTTGTTCTGTAATATATACACCGTGTTGATAAGCCATTTAATTCACTCCTTTATGAATATAAATTTTCATTTGTCTGTAAAACTTTTGCGACTTGCCAGTTAGTTTCTAATGCGCTATAAAAATAAGGGTAGGTTACATCATCATTAGTCATCCATTTAACCGGATAATCAATAACATATTTACTATCGAATAATTCTTTTTCTCTTAAATGTTGATATATCTTATTTAAAATAATTATGCTGTCCTGATAACCTTGATTATTTTCATCTTCATCATAAACACCGACCATGAAAAGGATATGAGCCGAATTAGCAGCATCTTTACTTTGCTCTTCTCCATCAAGCAAAATTACATTGACAAAAGGGAAAACATCAACATCCTTTTTCTTTTTCGGCAAGTACTGTTCATAGAAATTTATATTAACTTTTTCATTGTCTGTATTAAGAAATTTGGTACCTTCAAAAACTTCAGGTAATACTTCATCAACTAAATGTTTCTGTAATAAAATAGGGACCATTATTTACCACGCTCCAGTACTCTTTTAACTTCATGATCAAGTCGTTTATAAAATGTTTCTTCTGCTCTATCCTGTGCATAATCTGATATTTCATCGTTTGCAATCATTTGAGGAACGGCCGGGCCAGCCATTCTGGTAATAGGTAATCTTTCTGTTCCAACTCTTTTGAATATTTTGTTGCCATTAATGTCAGTTACAAACGCATCTTTTAAATCTTTGTACCCGTCTCTTTTAATAGCAACCTTAAGTTGGGGTGGGTTAGAAGGTTTAGGTTTTCTGGGTTTATATCGAAACTTATCAAGTGGTACATGTTCACCCTCTGAAACTACTAAAGCCCCCAGGCTTGACCTGCGAGCTTTGATAGTTTCTATTGTCTTTTTAACATCACTTGACTTAATATGATATTCTTTACGAGTTTTCTTAGCCGCGTTGGATCTCATAGTAGATGCTGCTCTATTAAGAGCGCGGTATAAAACGATTGGTGTTTTACTCTTATATCTACCAAGAGTTTTTTCAATTTCTTTAACCATATTTGTTGAAATCTCTATCATGAAAAGTTCGCCACCAATCCGACCAAGTATGATCCTGTTTCTTCTTTTGCATCTGCTACCTGGTACAAATCACCGTCAAAGCGAATATTTTCCCCGGGTAAAGGTTTATCCCCATAATCTGCAGCTTTTACAATAAACATCATATCTGCATTATATATTCCAGTAGGATCTTTAAACCCGGTTTGCCTGTTTTTGCCCCATTGTTCAATTAGATCATTATCAACGATTACATCCATTTCAGCCCCATTTATGCTGTGAGTAGTTGCAAATTCATCGACGTTCATAAATGTTTCAAGATCAGATTTTAAATAATCTTTTAGTTTCGGCATAATATCACACCTTAATCAGTGATTACTTGATCAGGATCTAAATCAACATTCACTTCCCCTTCTTCTGGTGGTTCTTCCATTTCACCAATTTTCTCTTCAAGTGGGGATACAACCCCTTTTCTATTCTTAGTTTCTCTTTCAAAATCCAGCATGTCATAAAGCTCATCCAGATCATCAGTTTCAGAAATTAATTTTTCGACTTCTTCAACAGTGAAATCATCTGGAATAATTTCAGGCTCTTTTTCTCCACCCGGGCCATCAGATTCAGAGCTTTCTTTCTTTTTGACATCTTTTATAATTTCCCCATAGCCTTTTTCAGCTAAACTTTTTTCTTGAGATGCAGAAAGGCCAGAAATCATATCTCCGGCCTTTTCATTTTCTCCATATAAAGTTTTATTAAATCTAACTTTGCCGTGAGTTACTCTAAACATAATTTACCTCCTTTATTAACCTCTAGTGTCAAGTACTTGCCAGCTATCAATATCAAATGGTGCTGGTAAAGGTTTTGAAGTCATTCTGAATGTCATAACATCATTACTGGTATCAGCAAATATCTTAGGAACTCTAGTTCCTTCATAAGTATGATATCTTTTATCATCTTCAAGCTGAGTAACAGCTGCATATAGCATTTCTCCAATTCCTTTAGGAGCAATTGCAACATGATCAGATGGGAAATAAGGTTTAATTACACCATCATAATCCATGTACCAGGAATAATAAGTATAAAAATCAATTCCTAAATCACTGATGAAGCCAAGATATTTAACCCCATGGCCATCGACTGTTCTAAATTCAGGATTAATCATTCCCATTTCCATTCTTCTGTTATCTAATTTATCTTTGAAATCACTATCGCTTGATAGATCTGCCCATGCATCCTGCCCGATAATGGCCATTTCAGCATTATAACCAGCTTTATGAACATTTTCTACAGCTTTGTCTAGATCTTTATATTTAGTTGCTCCAGGATCATTCCAAGCATCAGTTCCAGTTAATATTGTTTTATTATTAAACTGGTAATCCACTTCATCTGTTCTGAAGTTAGTTAAATCATTATCTATATAACCTTTAACAGTTACTTTCCCATCTGTTAAAAGTTCAGAACACATAAGTTCTTCTCTGCGAGAAATTGAATCTTCCATCTCTTGAGAATCCTGCTCTAGAAAGTAATCCTGTCTTTCTTCCGGCGATTGAGTTGTGTGTACTGTTTCTCCTGGAAGTCTAGGTTCTAAAACTTCAGGACTCAAAGGCCTTTGAGGTGCAATTTTAGGTGGTTCATAGTTTTTAGTTTCAAAGCCTTTTCTTTCCATGTTGATGCCACCAACATTTTTAGCTACAAAAGGAGCTATCTGTCGTCCTCCTTTTCTAAAATCGACATCAACAGTTTTTGTTAAAAAAGTATGTGCCTGACCAAAAAATGTGTCGCGAATAAAAGTCGTAACTGGCATATTTTTTGATCTAGCAGGTTTCATAGTGCGAGGGTTATTTAAATTAATTTCATTAGCCATTTATATTTCCTCCTTAAGTTTAGTAATTAACAGAATCTCTAAGATGTATATTCACATCTCTTAACTCGTCTTCATGATCAGCAGGGGTATCATCTCCACCAAAAATTACAGCATTTCTATTAAAAATACCTGATTTCCAAACTGCTAAAGTTACATCTCCTCCAGAAGTATCAACATCTTCTGGCAAAACATATTTAGCAACTTCACTTCCATCAGCACTTGCATTATCGCAAAGCTTACCTTTGCCAGAAGCGGAAACAACACCTAAAACAGTTCCTCTTTCTAAAGTGCCCTGACCTTCTAAAATTACTAAACCGGTTGTCAATAGTGGAACTTCGTGGCCAGCAATTAAATTATCAGGTTCATTGTTAGCAACAACTTCATAATTAGCCATCAATCTTCACTCCTCTCCTTTTAGCGTCAAATTTAGCGACTATACTTTTTGCTTTATCATCCACATTTTTAGGGCCAGAATCTTCTTCAGCTGAATTGTTAGCTTCTACATCTTCTACCCCTGACTCTTCAGTATCTTCTCTAACATTGTTAAGATACTGACCAGCTTTTTTCTTATCAGATTTCATTGCTTCAAAAGCTAAATCTTTTGCATCCATTGGTTCATCGAACTTAGCTTTATTAACCAGGTCTTGATCAATATTGTCTGCAATCTCATCAATATTTTTAATTCTTTCTCTTTCTGACTCAACTGCTTTGTTTTCAGCTTTCTTCACTAAATCCGGGTAAGCATTAATTAAATCTTCAAGGTTTTTAATTTCCACGTCCTGATCACCTTCCTTTTGAGAATTATCTTCCTTATTTTTGTTTTCTACAGCCTGTTCATTTGATTTTATAGAAATCATCTCTTTAATAGATGTTTCCATACTGTTAACTATTTGCAGCCTTTTAAATTCATAATCCTTAATATTTTTGACGTTAAATTCTTCATCTTCATCCTGATAGAGAACTTTATCAGCAAATTTTTCTTTTACAGCCGTATTTGCACTCATCCAGGTTTCTTGATTCATCATTTCCCAGATTTCATCTTTTGGTCGACCAGTACCAGCTATATAAGCATTAACAATCGCTTCTTTAATTTCGTCTAACACATCAGCAACTTTTCTTAGTTCCTCAGCGTCACCAAAAACTCCATTTGCCGGAATAGGATTATGAATCATGATCTGGCCAACCGGTGAAATATACCTTTCATCCGCTGCCATTGCAATCATACTTGCTGCTGAAATTGCTTTACTGTCTATTTTTACAGTGACTTTTCCTTTATGCTCTTTAAGTAGAGTGTATATACCAGCAGCCGCAAAAACTGAACCTCCAGGACTGTCAATCCAAACTGTTATGTCTTTTTCTTTGTTTTTTATTAAAGTGTCCTTAAGTTGGTTCTTGCTAGCATAAGGTATGCCAAGCCAGTCATATAACCAAGAATTTTCACTATCTAATATCTCGCCTTCGATTCTCAATTCAAGACTTTCTGAATCTTCATTTTCAATATTTTTAAAAGACCAAAACTTAGTCAATTTTTGTCGCCCCCTTTTCAATCTCTTTGTTATATAGAGTCTTAACTAGATTTTGAACAGCATTTTGATCATCCTCCCCAAGCCCATCATAGGCTTCTCTGATCTTTTTGTTTTCCTTCAGTAGCTGTTTTATATTATCGTCCCAATTGCTTCCATTGAGCTCGGTGGTTTCTCTTTCTCTAGTTGATAAACCATTTTCTATTCTCATAATTGCAGCAGTGACTTCTTTCACTGGATCAACCTGTCCTGGAGCTGGTCCTATCCATTCTGCAGAAGCCCAGGCTCTTTTAATGGCCGGATCATTGAAGTAACCAGGTGCTTTAATTCTGCCCCGGGCCACCGCTTCTGTTAACCATAATTCATACACTGGCTGACAAAAGTCATTAGCAAACCAGGTTCTCCGCATTTTAAATGCTTTCCAAGCTTCTAGCAACGCAGCTCTACTTGCTGAATATGAAGATAAGAATGCTTTATTGAGTAATTCGTAAGGTATTTCTAGAGCTGCACCAATTTGTTTGGCCATAGCATTTATGAATGGCTCAAAATTATTTCCTGGTCTAGTCGGATCTCCAAATTCAACACTTTCACCTTCACCTAAAACATTAATTGTTCCAGCTCCCATTTCATAAGAGTTAGGATCTTCTTCATCAACCTGTTCTTCACCCATGAAAGTTTCTCCAAAAGGTATTTCATTGGCCGGCCCATCCTGCTTTATAAACGCAGTAAAAAATGACTGCACAACCGCTGCAGTCAGTTCGGCTTTTGTATATCTAGTTATTTGTTTTAAAGATTCAATAACTGGAGCAAGATAAGGTACACCGCGATATTGTTCGCATCTTTCAGGCTCCATTAAATGTAAAATATTAGGTTCCCCAGTTTTGTCTCCAAAAGCTTTAACTCTTTTCCATTTTGTAACGTAGCCATCCATTTTCTTTTTTGGATGTTTATTTGCTACCCAGTAAGCGACCACAGCTCCGCTTTCTTTATCAACTTCAACACCATTATAGATAGGGTTTTCGTTTTCACTATTTTTACCAGAAGTATTATACTGAGCACTATAGAAACTTGAATAACTGAAATTACTACCTACATTAGGAGTCCCTATTCTGTCACCTTCTAAAAGGTGCAGTCTTAAAGTGTAAGGCATCCAACTTTTTGGTTCATCTCTTTTAATTAGCGGAAAAACATCTCCATTCATTAGCCAAGACATCAGGGCCAACCCCTGCAGCTCATAAAAATTATTAAGTCTTAAATTATCAGCCCAAACTGACTCAGCCCACAAACTAAATTCTTTTTCGACTTTTCTTTCCCACTGATCAGCTTGCTCTTCACTTATTCCTAAAGTTTCAGCATCTACTTTTGATTTTAGTTTTAAACCGGCACCTACAACATTGGTCCTATTAGTTTTGATAGCAGAAGCTGCTAAAGGCGACCCCATAAATAGTGACCTTGAACGCTGTCTCAATGTATCGAGATTGTCATTAATATCTTCGTTAGGGCTGCGACTTAATGAATTCCAACCTTTCATTGATTTTTTCTGATGGCTGGCTCCACTTTCGCTGTACCCAGAGTTTTTAAATTTTTCCCATGCATTAAGTCTTTCTCTTGCATATTCTCTTTTTAGTGCAGTCTGAGGACTGAAATATCTTAATGTTTTATCAATTATATTCATAAGACCACCCTTTATAAGTCCCTGGCAGTAATTCTATAAGCTTTTCTTCTGCCTTTTCCATCTACTGCGGCAGTTAACTGATCAACTTTCTTTTCTAGGTTTTCAATTGCTGCTCTAATTTCTTCTAAATCAGCTCTGGTTAAACTTCTAGTACCAATTTTGTACTCCTGACCGGCAAGAACAGCTAATTCAGCTTCATAATAAGCGTCTAATCTTTGTTTTGTTTTTTCTAACCTGTCTTTTGAAGCCATTCAAACCACCTTCCTTATACTGAAACACCCTTATTAACCACACCGCGGCGCTTCTTTTTTCTTCTAGATTTAGAATTGCTTGTACTAACACTGCCATTTCCTTTTTGTTTTAACCTTTTTTCAAGTGCGTCAAAGCTAGGATTAAGTATATTAAGTGCAGCTAAAGCATAATTTCTTAAATCTAAAGGCTCATTTCTCTGATTAGGGCTGATTTTTTCCCAGACCATTCTGTACTGGCCACTCCTTTTTCTCCGGACCAGTTTCTCAGATATAAGACCTTGAAAATAACTGCGATCATAATTTCTTTCTTTATTAGCAGGGAAGTGACAATATCCGTCACCTCTTTCTTTTATCTTGAGTCTTGACATGATAGTTGATTTACCAGAATCAACACCCAAAATAAAAACCGCAGCGTTTTCTTTTTTACTGCGGTAAATCTTATCTATCAGAGGAATACCCGGGCCACCCCGGCCTTTAATAGCGAATATTCTTCTATGTTCGTTCTTTTTGCAAAATTTATAAACATCTGAAGTGAAATGACCTCCAGAGTCAACACAGGTACAGGCAACTTTCATCCCTTTGCCTGACTCTGTCCTAAAAGTTTGGTCTAGTTTATCAGAAAGCATCTGCCAGGTTGAAGGCATATCAGGAGCACCCATTATCATACCGTACTCAATACCCCAGGACTCCTGCCCTTTTCCCCAACCTGCTATCTCATATTCTAGTCTGTCATCCTGAACATCGACACCAGCGGTTAAAAGTAGAACTCCATCCGGCACATCTGCTTCATATTCTTCCCTGCGTTTTAAGAGAAACTCTTCATCTTCAATTTCTCCTTTTTCCTCCCAGGGCAAACCGAGCATTGTGTTTTTAAATACTTTATACTGCTCCGGATCCTTTTTCACAGTCAGCCATTCTTCCATAATTTCTTCCCAGGGAGTCCAGGGACTTACAAAAGCATTAAGGTGGAAACTTCTTGTCTTAATAACATCATCGTTTTCTGCTATCCATTTGCCTGGTTGGTTTTTCCAAGTGTGCTCATCAAATTTTTTATGACATTCAGTGCATTCATACTTTAGATCCCAAACTTTATAATTGCCTTTTTTATCTTTCTCATACTCAAATTTAACATTTTGAAGATGTATATATTGATAATCTCCACAATGAGGACATTTAAGTTTCCACTTTTCCTGAGTTCCAGCTTTATACTCATCTTCAATTCTGGACGCATCTTTAATTGTCGGTGTAGAAACATAAACTTTTTTCTTATTCCAAAAAGTAGTTGTTCTTCTTTCTGCAATTTTTAATGGATCTCCTTCACTTCCCGCAGAAGATGGATATCTATCAATTTCATCGCACAATAAAATTCTTACTGGTCTACTTGCCAAACCAGAAGGAGAGTTGGAACCAGCAAGAGCTAAAAAACCACCAGGGAAAGATTTCATCAAAATAGTATTGCTGCTATCTTTGCTTTTGCTTTCCGAAACTTTTTCTCTTAATGAATCTGTAGCTTTAATTGATGGAGCTATCCTTCTTTTTGAAAAATCCTGTGCATCATCTACAGTTGGCTGCACTAATAACATTGGACACGGATCAATATCAATATAATAGCCCATAACATTAATAACTATTTCAGACTTTCCAACCTGAGAACTGCTCATTACAACAACTTTTTCAACTTCTGGATCATTAATAGAATCCATTATTTTTCGTTGATAAGGTGCTCGGTTTGTTCTCCATTGTCCAGGCTCGGCTGATGTTTCGCGAGGTAATTTTCTATATTGATCAGCCCAGTCACTTATTTTTAGATCCGGTGGAGGTGCTACTGTCTTGAGAACCTTCTTGAATAACTTTTTTGTTTTCGACTTCAACTGCATCACCTTCGTATAGATCTTCATCATCAACAAATAAAGATGGGTCATACCCTGACAATTCTTCAAGAGCTTCTTTCAATTCAGAGTTCATTAGATCACTAATTTTATTTGTGTTTTTCATTCCTGTTATTTGAGGAGATAATTTTGGAGGTATCGCTAAAATTCTATTTCTAAAGGTAGTCAATATATTGGTCATTGCAAATTCTACATCTGAAGCTTCATGAACTTTATTTTGCTGCTTAGCAAGTTTAATTTCACTAATTCGTTTTTTGATTTCTTCATGCTCAGCTTTTACTTCATTCAGATCTCTATTGCCGCTTCCAAATTTAAATTCATAATATTTTTTAGCACATTCCTTAAGATCATATTTTCCTTCTGTAACTCTATCTATAATTTCTGCATCGACCAATTGATAAACTCTGCGCTCGGAAATATCTATAAATTCTGCGAGCTCTTCGGCTGAAACTGCGAATTTCATAGGACCCTCCTTTTCACTGAAATTAAAATCACCGTAAGTTCAGTAAAATACTGTAAACAAATGTTTTTAAAATGGTAAAAATAAAACTGCCACGAGCGCTGTCATGACAGTCATTATAAAAGATTAATATTCAATTTTAAAAAATATAAAAAGTTATCGACTGTATGAAATCGAACTTTTTTCACCGAAATCTAGCCAGTTTTTGGGATTCAGCGTCACCGCAAGGCTTTAGATTCTCAGAGGGACCCGCGTATTCTATGGGTCTGTGGAGCCAGCGGGAGTGCTGAGCTGACACCTTTCTCCTCTGTTATCCAGTAGCTGCGGCTGGTAGTTCGTGCTGCAGTATGGCTGATTCATAGCTCTATAAACGAGTAATGGCCCGGACATAGAGCCCGAGCCACTCATATTATAATAGAGGTAGTATGAAAAAACCCGGCCTAAATAGTGGAATTAAGCCGGTAAAAAACCAAATAGGAAATAAATAAGTAATAATGGAAAAACTCACAATTACTTCATACTATCATTATAT